TGATAACTAAGAATAAAATGCAACACTTTGTCCTAGGGGACTTAGCTCTTTATCAGTCAGTTCGATCTCTAGGTACTAATGTTTACTCACCAGAACCGATCTTCTTGAATGCACAGACTGACACTGTGCCAAAATTTGATGTTACCCAAATCTCACCTGCCTCCATGCTTATTCAATGTGAAGATTACGATATCAGGAAAATAATTGAAAGTAAAGACCATGGGATTAAAAATGTAAGGCATAATCTTGTTGCTGATCTTGAACATGATTTTACAGACATGCCCATGTCTTCATTGTGCAAAAACCAGTCAGATGTTGGGAGATTTGGAACATCACCTGATTTTATAGATGTTAGCAGAAGACTTGTAGTGGAATTAACAACAACAAATTCAACCTATGATGATTCTTATACCTCTGCATATGATGGTAAAATGAAGAAATATCACAGTGCTTTGAAGGAGTTGGAAGATATCTCTTACTACATTCTGGTTGTTGGTCCTGATAAGACGTACACAAATATGAACCTTGGGCAATCAATAGTTAATGATCTGTGTAGAAGGATGAGACTAGGGATAGCCATTGAGACTGAAATAGTTAGTCTAGTGGGTTCAGACATCTTTCAGGAGTCAAACACTGAGGCCGAAGGGAGATTAAGATTGATGTTTGATATGATGAAATATAAAATAGCATCATCTTCTGATTTTCCTGTGGATGATATCATAGAATGCTCTAAGGGCCAGATGAACAAAAGCAATTCTGAGAGAGTTGCTAAGATTTTAGTGAAAGAATGGGAAAAGACTGCCTCAGCTGCTAGAACTCCTATCACAGCACTTCATGACTATCTAGGAGGATTTGATGAAAATAACTCTAGGACTGAGCTCAAAAGAGTCTGTAATTTCCCTATGCTATATGGAGAACGTAGTGCATATTACATTACTGAGAACTTGCCAAGGGTAGATTTTACAGATAGCACATTACCAGAATACTTGCTTACAATCTGGTCAGAAGTTCAAAACAAAGGTAAGATGGTGGAAGAGCATATTCTAGAAGCTGAATCCATCAGGCAGTGCTATTTAAGTCAGAAGGATATTGACAATTCAGGAACAAAGCATTCATATCAGAGAAAACAAATGGTCAAGATTGTGAGCACCATTGAGGGCAATGAAATGTTGGCAAAGATAGGAATCGAGGGAAGAAAACATGCACACAAAGATGAGATGAAGGAGAATAGAAGTCGTACGCAAAAATCATTCCATCCTTCTACAAAAACCCACGATATTGAAAGCTTCATTGCAAATGATTCTTTGGTAAAATTTTCTGACTATGATGATGGTGATAATTACATCCTGTCGCTGATTGAGAGAGCAAAAACATTCTCAGGAACTACTGCAAAGCCCAAAATGACAAGTTATAAGGTGTTCAGGGATCTAATATTCTCAAGTAATCTTGTCACCTTTTGTGACATGATATCAAGCATATGTCTAGAATTAGGCATTTCTCAACGTACAAGGTGTCCAGAAACTGCATTCATCTTCAAGAGAATAAGAAACTTCAGCGTAGGTTTACTGATCAAGACCTCCAAAGAGCACACATTTGTGTCTTTAGCATACCCGAAATCAACAACCAAATCATTTGACACAGGAAGATTGGGACCTACCATCTATGAGACAAAAAATTACTACATTACGGATTTTTCTAGCTTTGACGAGGCTTCTCTTGAACACTTTGTCAAAGCAGGTCCTTACATGGCAGCTATTTCTAGTCATTTGCTATCACATTATGGCATTCAACTTGAGGATATGAACCAGGCTGGACTATTATCTAAGAAAAAACCTTGTGTAAAATATTGGCAGACACTCAAAACCATGTTGCTTTGCTATCTCAACAACAAGCTTGATGTAGAAGAGTTATTAACATCACAGCGGTATTTCTTTATGAACATCATGCAAGATATCAATCCAGACCCATTAGGGTTCACAGAGAGATTGCCATCAGTTCTTCGTAGTAGGTTAACAGTCTTTTTCCTTAATAAAACAACCAAAAACATGTTATATTATCTCAATAACCCGATTAAGAAAGACCATGGTTCAGATGAACAAGGCAATTCTGTGATATCTCATGACAATCTTAGGAGTGTATTTTGTGATGGTTTTGTCACACTAGAACAGAAGATCAATGAGTTCTATTTTGGATATGTGGCAAGCAAGTTTAGAGGAAAAGGAGGTGGTGCTAGTTTTGGTTCTATTGAAAAGATCATGAAATATGAATACAAATACAGAGACATGGAGGGTGGTGTATTAGGGATGTTGGAAGATCCAGAAATCCATAGAACAGATAAAGATGTTCTCAAATTTACAATTGATATCTTTGGCGAAATCTGCCAAACAAAGTTTGGGGAGAAATATAAAGACACATTTGGTCTAGAGATTCTTAGAGTTATGTCAAGACAAAATTTCTCTGAGCTAGCAACATTGAAGGCTTCTGCTAGGGATCATACTAGACCATTTTGCATATCAGAGTATGACAGTAGAGACACTGTCAGTTCAATTCTGGATAGACTTAAGGGGAAAAACATGGAAGAATTTTTGAGGAGACCTAAGATGATGGAAGCTTTAACTGGGTTAATAGAAAAGGTTGAAAAGACTAGTGGCATTAAGATTTCTTACCTTGATGAATTGGTCCCTTATTGCATTGACCTGCTACAAGAGCAGGGTGGGTTTTATTGCGATGTTTTTGACAAGCCACAACATGGGGGGAAAAGGGAGATTCATGTGTTGGAAGTGGCAGCCAGAATAGTTCAATATTATTTTGAAACAATATCTAAGACAATTTGCTCCAAGTTTGGGGAGGAGACAATAACTCATCCTAGGACTAAAGATACTTTCATCCCTAGGCATTACAAAGAGGCTGGTGTCAGTTATAAATCATTCATAACAGTTTGTAAATCTGCTGATAAGTCCAAATGGTGTCAAGCACACCACAGTAGTAAGTTTTGTTGCATGCTACTTTCACTGACACCATCTTACTTACACAATTTCATACTGGTAATGATGGAGCTTTGGACAAAAAAGATTGTTGTTATGCCACCAAACTTAATAGCAAACTTCATGAAGAACAGAAAAGTTGTGTCAGGCAATCCTACATACAATAGGATGAGGGATGATTTCTTCAATGGTAGTGGGCCATTCATTGCACAGGATAAAAACCTAGAGTCTAACAAGCTCAGAGTAAAATCAGGCATGTTTCAAGGGATTCTACATTATACATCCAGCTTATGTCATCTGATGCATTGTTCTATCATGGATTCTATGATCAAGAATAAATTTGAGAAGGAGATAGGGATGAAGATGATCTCTAGTTTTGAACTAGGTAGTGATGATAGTGGACGGGTCTCTAGTGCATCAAGAGAATCAGACCTTTCTGATTTTGAGATGACTGCCTACTTAACAAGACTGCATGATTGGGAAGAGAGGATGGCTGGGTACTTATCCATGATGTCAAGCAAACCTAAGACTGTGAACGGGATCATTAATATATATGAATATAATTCGGAATGGTACTTAAGGCAAAAGGTATGTAAACCTACATTTAGGTGGGTTTCAGCATGTCTAGAAATGACAGCAATAGAGAAATTTATTGATAGATATAGAATTTACTCTAATACCTTAACACAAACCTTAGAGGGAGGTTCTAGTACTTTCGAGTGCTCATTAATAGAGTGTGCACAAGCTTGGATGCATTATAAGATGATGGGATTGGACAACCATATACTGTTCAAGCAAGCAAGAGATGAATTAATGAATTTCCCTGATCCTGCAATGGGCTTTTTCCCCATGGATCATGATTTTTCAACAGGCTTAGGTGGTTGTGACTACAAGCTCTTCTTGTTAGCAAAAAATAGCAACTATGGGTCAAAGTTGTTGAGTTTGGATGATTTAGTTGATACTCCTGTGTTTAATTATGAAGGGCATCGTGATAAACTATTGTCCTGGTCTCTAAGAGGGACAAAAATCAAATTTAGCAACTTATCAAAGTGGCAATCCTTAGTAGATAAGATGGCTTTGGGGGGAATAGAGAAGGCAAATAGAGATGTTGAAAGCAACCCCAGGTTGTTGTTTGGAAAGCATATACGGTGGGAGGAAGAACAAACTCACATGATTTTAAAGCTATTTAGTCCTGGAGTCAAGTCAAGTCTGTCTAGTGGTCAGTCCACACTGAGAATGGCAATTGCCTCTGCATACATGTTGAACAGACCATGCTTAGTCACTGACTTATCTGATGACAAGCTGTCTCTACTACATGCTCTAAAATTACGGAAGTCTTACAATCCTCGAGAGTCAAAAGAGCTTTCTGACTTTTTCCCCAACCATAATGATTACACTGAGCTGGAAAATTATGTGAAGGGTCTCCATGACAGCTTTGTATTAGAACCATCAGAGCTAAGTAAGAGATCTAAAGTAAGAGTAGAGGTTTTCTCAGCACCCCATGATGATGAGTTTCCACTGATGGATATGGTTAAGAGAAAATGGTTTGGTGATCGTGTTGTTAAGGTGGGTAGCGAGCACTTCAAAGTTTTATGGGTCATGTTTTGTAAAAAATATAGCTTTTTGCGCGATACTATGGAAGCAACACAAACAACATTGGACATGACTGTTCTCCAATTATGGTCATTTTTGCAAAATGTTCAGGCAGGCTCTCGATCAGTAACAATCTGTGATACTGCTGCAAAAAACAGTTCTATAAAATCCATTGTTTCAAGGATATTCTGGCCTGGGTACAAAGTCAGGAGTGTAAATGAGAACCCAAGAAAACTGGATCTAGAAAATTTAAGGTCCAATCTCTTTGCCATGGTGACATATCACTGGACAGATACTATGAGAGACATTGCCATTACAAATGCCCTAATGGAATTTGAGGGGTTGGATGCTGCATTGATGGATATCCCTGTGAAGTACCAAAGGCTAAAGATATTCTCAGACTATATGAGGGGAAACAAAACCCCCAGTGAGAAGTGGGTCCTTATTGATAGCATACTTAGGCTGAAGAAAGGTGTGATTGGTTATTATTCGATTAGGCAAAAGAGATCTCTGTTTGGCAAGTACAGTGGAGTAGGGCAATGGAGAGGTAATGTCTGTGGAGTTGGCTGCATAATAAATCTATCAGGAGAGGAATGCACAAGTATCTTAGTACAAAGGTTTGTTGATATAGAAAGTCTTGGATTGGTTTTAATAGGTTTGTTGAATGAATTTGGAGCATTACCCCCCTCTAAGATGTTGCCTTCCAAGACAGCAGTTTTGCTGGATAAAACAGGCAGGTTTCATGCTGCACAAGGGGAAGCACTAGGGTGCTACCAAGTTTCAGTTGATAATGATTTAAAAGTTGATGTATTTGATAAATTCACAAAACTTACATGGTCATTCAAAATTAAAGATCATAGTTTACAGTTGAGAGCCCATGAGAGCTATGATGTAAACAATGATGGCTTCACAATGTTAACAGATCAATTAAGGTCTTCTGATTGGGATCCAGATAGTGTACCCTTAAGTGTAGATGAAGGATTTGGTCATTGGGTGCAAGGGACACATGTGAGCATGGGGTTTCTTAGCACAACAATGGGTAATCTGTCTAGGACATTGCTCACATATCGCCCCTTTTCTCGACAAGCACATAAAAGACCTGAAATGGCTGGATGGAACATGGAAAGACTAAGGAATAACTTGATAAGACTGGTGTTCCCAAATGCATATGATAAGAAAGACTTGCGATATGTAGTTGAGACAGACAGACACAAACCAATAGAGATGGAAATACAAGCAACTGATAGGATCATAAACAAGATGATGGACTTGATAAACAGGAATTTTGAAGAAAAGATATCGAAAATGAGCGGAAACATCAGGTCTTGGGCAGATGACATGGATGAGGGTGGTTTCGTCAGTAACACTGATATCTTAAAACAAGGAATGGATTTTGACATAGACCCAGATGTCATCAACAAGTATATTGAAGAGATTGAAGATAGCGGGATCATGTCTAAAGAGTTATCTGAAGTGGTAAGCATTGCTAACAAGAGTATGCCACCTACTAATCACTATTTTGGTTCATTAACTTATCATCTACCTCTTGATGCTGTCATGACACTGGAAGAAATCTATAAAGAAATAAATGCAGGCACATTTAGAGCTGAAGGGAGTGTCGGTAGAGTTCTGTCCTTTGTTTTCCAAATGGACCTTACCCCAGGTGCAAATAAAACTGATTCTGGTGATGAAGATGTTAAGGATGGACTCTACAATTTCTCCCAGAGTACAAGCATTTTATCAGGGTCCTCAATGGTGGGGATTGATGATATTAAAAACAGGATACGAGAGTTACGAGAAGTAAAGGTGGAGAATCCTACATTGTCAACCATTGTGGCATCTGAAATTAACAGATTATCAAACAGATTGTCCATAGTTGCAATACAGAATGGTGAGTCTAACACAGGAGGAGTGGAGGATATTATACTATTTGACAAGCAAAAGCTCATACTGTTCATGGCTGAGCAAGAGTCCTTCTTAAAAGGAGATGGTGTGTACGAACTGATGTATGAGACTGCTGACGAGAAAATAGAGTTTGTTATGGGTATACTAAGGAAGACAATAGTAACTAGGGTAAAGAATGGCACACTACCTTCAGAATCTGTTGCTGCCACTAAATCACAAATCACTAAGCTACAGCTTAACATGGAGACATTAAATCTATTGTCTTTTGGGCTGCTGATGAAGATAAAATTGAGGGTTGGTGCCCATGTGGTGGCAAAATTTGGATCAGATGATATGAAGGTGGAAGTGGATTATGACCTGGCTATACCTAAATTATCACTCTTGCATACTGACATGGTTGATACCATGCAAAATGGTGAAACAAAAGATGAAGATGGTGATGACTCAGGAGAGGAGTCCGATATCTACATGGAAGATGCTGATGTTGACTATGTTGAGAGGGAGAAGGAGTTCAAAAGAAAGTTAGACATGATGCACAGTGAAGCCAG